CCAGACAAAAGGACCGTACATTGGGTATGGGAACCCGAAGGCAATACGGGAAAAAGTTTCCTAGCTAGATACATCGATTGGAAATACGATGCTATAATTGCCAACGGGAAACAGGCAGACGTTTTTAACCAATATAAAACATATATTGAAACAGAGGACAGGTGTCCTAAAGTAGCATTAATTGACGTGCCTAGATCCTATAAAGATTACATGTGCTATAGCACACTAGAAAAAATCAAAGATGGTTTACTATATAGCGGAAAATATGAAGGTGGAAAATTAAGATTGATTCCACATCATTTAATAATATTTGCAAATTTTAAACCCGATACAAACAAATTGAGTAAAGATAGATGGAATATAAAAAGAGTTTCCTCATAGGAAATGTCGCTCGCTTTGCTCGCAAAAAGTTTTACATTAATGAAATGGCGGCTCCCTGCGGTCGCCTTCTAGGGGCGTCCCGCCGCCCCTAGGACCCCCACTCAAAAAAAAGTGTGTATGTTAGCCTTCGGCCGACTTTGGGATTATTTTTTTGTGTTTAGACGGAATAAGATTCTTGAGTGGTATCAAGTTGAGAAACATTCGGTGTGTTAGTAAAGGTATCGGCACCATCATTAACAATAATATATTTTATGTCCGCTCCTGCGGCATACCTACAAGTATAGGTAGTAACTACGGTGTAATCAACGCCGGCTTTCGAAAAGCCTTCTTCGGTTGACACTGCGGAATCATGAGCTAACACTCCGGTTACTCTAATGACGTATTGATGACCACCGTAATTTTTTTGATACAATTCTGTATGGGTATCGTAAAGCGATGGATCATAATCGAAATATGGTTTCGAAAAGTTCATGGTTCTTTCTCCTCCGGCTTTCAAAGTAAAATGCGTGTGTTTTACGATTTTCCAAACTTGATTAAATTGAGGAGAGTCGGTTGGATACATCAGAGAAGAGTCAATATCGACTCCACCTATATCTGCAAAGCCATTTGAGATGGCCGTAACAGCAGAAATAGAAGTATCCACCTTAGGAATGACACAATAAATGTCAACCTTAGCGGGAACAACATAGTTGTTGCGTAAATTTATTTTGGAATACAACTTAACGCGAATAGATTTTGACTGACTACCGGAGGTAAAGTCAACAGTGGTATATGTTCCGGGAGTAGCCGGATTAAAATATCTCAGATTGGAAATCACAGTTTCCAGCTTCGTGATAGAACTCCCGGATGTGCCTACGAGTTCACACTCGTTAACGGCATCAGTGACGCAGCGACCAATTTGGCGTTCTCGATATACGAGTTCACCTTCGTTTGCACGAACCTGGTGTTGAAGCTGCTTGACAGCTCTTTTGAGCTTGTTCTTGGGCTTCGCCGCAGCCCGGAGTGGACGCCGATAGACCTTGTTTCCACCAGACTGGACAGTCCGGTTTGAATTAAGCCAGCCATAGGCGTTTCGAACGCCAGAGTAAAGACCAGCTGCATTACTGTACAAAGTACGGGCAGCATAAGGAATGGCAGACATAGCGCCCATATATTTGGCGTATGGAGGTATCCGATTCACAGCGCGACCAATCTGTCTAGCGTATGAAGGAGGATAATTCTGAAGCATTTTTGTATATTTAGAGGAAAGATATACGATCTTTAAGGTATGTATAAACACCAAGAGATATTTTTTGCCTTAAACAAATAAATATGTGTATATACATAAACAAAAATGACACAAGTGACACAAGTGACACAAGTGATAGAGGGTAATACTTTAAGCCTCTCTACACGTGTAAGAAGTAGAAAATGGATTTTTACCTTGAATAATTATACTGAAGCAGAAGTTGACACAATAACCCAAGAACTTTGCCTACCAAAATTCAAATTAATTTTTGGAAAGGAAGTAGGCGAAAATGGTACGCCACATTTACAAGGGTTTATTGAGTCGGTGAATGCCATTAGTTTTAATTCAATTAAAAAAATTATGCCGAGGGCACATATAGAAAAAGCAAGGGGTACGGTTATGGAAAACGTAAATTATTGTTCTAAAGATAACAATATATATATGAATTTCGAAGTACGAAAAACTGCAGCTGAAGAATATGATGAATTCTGCTTTAAAGAATACGAAGGGGTTACATGGCATAAATGGCAACAAGAAATACTAAATATAATAAATAGTAAGCCAGACAAAAGGACCGTACATTGGGTATGGGAACCCGAAGGCAATACGGGAAAAA